CCAGCAAACTGACAAGGTACGGTAGTATATGATATTCCACCAAATACAGGTAAACTTTGTGTTCCATACGAAATAGTATTAATGCATGGGCCTGGTGTTGGAGGGGCAACACAATTTATATTAATAGAAAAACTACTACTTGTACTATACCCATGAACTAATATATAGTAATTTGTTCCAACCACAGAAGACCATGAATATGAGGCTGATGAACTACCACAAGCAGGACCAAAATCATCATTACCCCCTACACAAGTTAGACTTCCGCACCCTACCCCTGAAAATACAGACATTTTACTATCCCATGCGGTAGCACAAAGATTTGCCGTCATAATTTGTCCGTTTCCTGGAATAACATACCAAACACCGGGTTGTGTTTGACTAACAGAACAAAATCCACCTTCACCCGTTCCAGAGTTAGTTGCGTTTACAGTAGTCCCTGATATTGACTGACCACAAGTAATAGATGTTGAATTACACACTAAATCATTTGATGGAGCTGCAGGCGCTGAACAAGTTAAACAAGAAATAGATGATGTTCCGCAGTTCATAGCGGTACCACAAGTATTATTTGTGTTGTAATGAACGAAATACGTTCCTGAGGATGGACATGTCCAATTTAGTGGAGAATTTCCACTAGCAATTACCGTACCATTATATGTTCCTGATCTAACCGTTATGAATCCACCTAAATTGTAAGCTGATTGATATGTGCGTCCTACAATACAAGAATATATCGTACTGTATTCTGCTTGAAATTGACAAGTACTAATAATTACTGTTGTTGGTGTTGATGGTGCCGTTGCCGATCCGTATGATGTGGTATTAATACATGGACCCACAGCGGCTCCTGCACAACTTGCCAATACGGTTTGCCCTCCAGCGGTTGCAGATCCAGCAACCGGTTGGATAGTATTGATTATGGTGGTTCCTGCTCCATTGATAACTCGTATACGCATTTCGGAAGGATAAAGTCCTGCAGTGGTTCGGAATACTCTAATTGTTGCCCCTACAGCAGCACTAAAGGAAGAAGAAGTAGGTCCGGCTCCAACACAACTTAAATTAGATAAAACAGTTACACCGTTAACGGAAACAGATACTAACCCACCATTCCAACCATCACCCCAAGTGTCGGTTCGTTGTATGGTATGTAAACATGATTGAGAAAATAAGAAAGATGAAAACAGGACAAAAAGTCCAAGCAGTATATTCTTCATAGTAAAAATAAATAAAATAAAATTATTTACTCTCTTGAAGAATCTTTTTAGGAAACCCCCATATTCCACGGGCAGGTCGAGTTCACTAATAAATACGAATACAATTGGGATTAGTGGTTAATAAATCCGTGTATTGAGCAAACTATGATTTTAGTTTATTATTTAAGATTCCAATTTTTGTATTTTGTTTCAATTTTTCTTTTACCGTATTTTTTTTCCATAATTTGTTGGTGAAGATCCCAATTGATAATTGATTCACTAACTTGTTCATCGTCTTTTGCCATAGCATATAATTTTGATATTTTCTTTAACATTTTGTTTGCAACATATTGGAAGTTTTCAATTTCATCTTCAAAGAATTTGGTTGGGTTTTTTTCATATTTCATAACATATTTTAAAAACTTTTGTCTAATCGCATCTGTCTTTTGAATTCCCTCCAAATTTCCTTCTAACTCTGGAGGTAAAATACCAAGTTGAGTTCCAAATTTTATAACATCATCCATCCCATGTTCCGTCATTGTCATAAACATTTGCATTCTATTATTAACTAAATCAATATAACTTACTTCTAATACTATCTTAATTTTTTCATCTATTGTCATGTCGGATGGGTCATCACCAATGTGTTCAATAAGAGCATCTAATCTATCTTCACTTTCTTTTAATTGATTGATGAAGTCTTCAAATGTGAAGTTTTTAATTTCAACGAGTTCTTTATAAACTACATTATTTTCTAAAAATTCTTTGAATTGTGACTTTGTAATATTTTTTCTTTTTAATTTGTAAGCCACTTCAGTTGGTCTTACAAGATTTTCAATACCAGAAATATAATACAAGTATCTAAAAAAAACTCTATCAATTACCGGTATTCCAAAAATACCTCTTCTTTGTGTTGCTTGATATTCAGCGTCTTGACCAATTAAACCAAATTGTTTTGATTGTTTATCGTATTTGTGTTTTATTTCATGAGCTAAAGATGCAACATGTTCGTCTTTGTCTTCTTCCATTTTTTCAATAAGACCTTCAGGTTTCCAATTTTCACCAACAGCAAATGTTATTGTTAATCCCAAAATTGTTGAAGGTTCGTTTTCTTTCATATAAACATCCCTATTAAATCCAAAAGCACCTCCCATTCCCATTGAGACAATATCTAAGACCCCTTCTTCATCTTCAATCTCCTCAATTTTTACTGTAAGAGTATATGAATCAATTTTGATTTTTTTCTTATCACCTAATTCAAATTCTAATTCACCATCAAAGTTATACTCATCTTGAATGTCTCTTATTGACTTGATATCTCTTTCAACAATATCATATAACATATCGGCAGCGTCCAAAATGTTATCAGGAACCCCTAAAGCTTCGTTAATTAAATTAAGTTGTGATTCTGTTATAATGATTTTCATATTTATAAATATATTGGAGTTATGGTTTAACCCACAAGATCAATAATAACATCTAAGTGGTGATCTCCATTCATCTCGGACTCAACACATCGTTTATCCATCATATGAACGATCTCACTTATACTATATGGATAAAGATTATTACCATCCATACCAACATCCATTTTTTTACCTTTACCAAATCTTTTACTTCTTGGTAGGTGTACGTGACCATGAAGGTGAATAGAACCTTTATTTAGTTGGTTCCAACTTGATAATGGATAATGTGATAACACAAAATCAACACTACCAATATTAACCTCCAAGTAGTTTTGAATAGATAAAAATTTATCTTTGGTGTTCTCTCTATTTTTTTTTATGTTCTGATCGTGATTACCCAAAACAAGGTGAACGTTTTTACAAACCAAACGATCCAAAAATTGTCCTATCTTTTCAACACCACCAAAAGCTACGTCACCCAAGTGAATTAAAGTATCATCAGGACCAACCTTCTCATTAATGTTATCAACAATAACACTATTCATTACATCCAAATTAGGAAAATCTCTGGTTGCGTCGATTGGAATATCACCATCTATGGTTCTCCAAACCGTAACTCCACGACATATGTTTTTGTGTGAATAGTGCGTATCTGAAGTAATCCACACCTTACCACTAGTTAATATTTTATCAAATTTCATAATTTTATCGTAAAACGTTGTTTCATTAATTCTATTTTATCTTCAGGAACTCCGTGCTCATTAACACCACCATGCCTATTTTCAATAACAATTGAAAATATTTTATAACCATTATTTTTGGCCATTTCATAATATGGCTTCATTTCCCACTCTTGGGTAAAGGTATTAGATACAACAATCCTCTTGTTAAGTCCTGCAGTCAAATTTAATATCATTGCGGTGTTAACAATATTTTGACACCAATTGTGAGCTTCCTTTAATTTACTACCATCAAAGTTATATTTGCCATCAACCATAAAAAATTGGTCAGCTTCAAAATGTGTTCCACCCAAAGATTTTGCAAATGTCGATTTTCCTGACCCTGGTATTCCTCTAACCAGATATATTATTTTTTCCATATTACAAATATAATAAAAAATATTTTTATTTACCATAATTTTACTATATTAAAAATATGACATTAAATAAAAATTATTATTATAAAGTGGAGGGAAATATAACTATTTGGCCAGGAATTAAATTAACAATTAATGATAAAACAAATAATAATGAAATTGGAAGAATATTTATTTTAGATATTGATGTAATGTATGATCATGACGTTAAAATAAAAAAAATCTTAGATACCATAGAAAATTATACAACTTATGATTTTTTAAAAGAAACTGTAACATTGTTTTTACATAATTTGTATATTCAAAAAGAATATAGAAATTTGGGGTTAGGAAAAACAATCAGAGGATATACTGAAAATTTAGGAAAAAAATATGGGTATGATTATTTATCATCAATAACAAAAAAAAACAATATTTTTTCACAAAAAATTAATAAAAAATTAGAATATAAAATTCTTAAATCTGACAATGATTATGATTTTTTTTATAAAAAAATATAATTATTAAAAATAATCAGAATATTGACCACCAAATGGTGCCCCACCTCCACCTGTGTTTCCACCTGTGCCTCCACCTGTGCCTCCACCTGTGCCTCCACCTGTGCCTCCACCGCCTACAACTGGTTTTTCATATCCTATTTCAGTGCTAGTACATGTTTCTAATTTAGAATAGTCAGCTAATTCTGATGGTTTTGTAGCGACCCAATCATTAAACTCTTTTTTAATTGCGGGATCATTCATTAATTTAGTTGTATTTGATCCTGCTTTTCCATCAACAGCTTGAGTTCTAATACAAGGTTTTCCTCCACATAACGCGGACTTATATTTTGCCTTACATTTACCGGCATCACCACTTACTCTTGGTAGGTCTTTTTCTTTCTTTGACCAATACCATCGTTGAAACAATACTATATTGTTATCGGTTCCTGCTGCTGGTTTTGCTGGTGTTGCTGCTGCTGGTGCTGTCCATGTTAAAGTAAAAGACATAGGTTTTAATCGGATAGCACCACCTACAGCCTCTTTTGTAAAAGCTAAAGTTCCTCCCGCCACTTTAAAGTATTTGGCAAAATTTGTTGCCGCTTTAATTTTATCAACTGGGACATCTCCCGTATCAACACTGTTAAATATTTTTAAAAACTTCCCTAAATTTTGGGTCCATTTTCCGTCGGGAGTATATGATGAATTAACCCAATAAGATGTGAACTTAGAGGCTTCATCAAATTGATCGTGGGTCTTTAACTGACTTAATAAACCATTCATTTTTTGAATACACCAATTCCCTGATTCTTGACCGTCAGAATCGGCACATTGTTTTAGTGTATATTGAATTTGTTGTCCCATGACTTGCGCATTTAATTTTTCATCTTCAGTCATTTCATTTAATCTACCCTTGTTGTTCCTTATTTCTTTGCCAATTAAAATTTGATTCAAATTCCTATATTGTCTTTCAGTTAAAATTATTTTTCCCATATCTTTTTTTATTGTTGCATTAAAGTCATTATATCATTATCGGTTAAAGTTCCTCCAACAGGTATTGTTGCGTTTAATCCAGATACTTGTGATGTTGGGGTAGTTGGAGTGGCACCAACTTTTGGTAAATTACAAGCGGCAATAACGGCCTTTGTTCCTGATCCAAGATTTTTATCTTCTTTTAATTTAAAGTTTCCTGGTTCTCCAGTTCTTGCTTTAGGAAAATTAACTAAAGTGGCATTTAAAATATCGGGTTTACATTCATCGTTCATTTTTTGTTGAACTGCTAATGCGCAGTCTTGAATGGTTCCTGTTTTACAAGCTACTTTGCTATATCTAGTTGGTTTTTCTTGTTGACCAACTACTTGTTGAGTTGATCCTACATTAGAAATAGGTGCTTCATAATAATAATCACCTCCAACACCCCAAGTTTTTGATGTTGTTATTCCACTTGAAACTGTTACCGGATCGTCTGTAACGGTTCCTCTAAAAGGTGTGGCAGACATTACGGTATATCCCGTATCTTTTTTATCTGGCGTAAGAAGTTTATATTCATATCCTTGTCCGCTACCAAGATATGGTCCATCGGGTAGTTGTACTTTCACCGTTTGAAGTTTTTCTTCTGTCAATATTTTGTTTTCAGGTATATATAAATTTTTAGTTGCGTTTTTATGCATATTTATAATACGGTCCTTCTCATTTTCATTAATTACAAATAGATTTTTTTTCATAAATGTTTTATAATAAATATAATAAAAAACAAAAAAAGGTGAATTTCTCCACCTTTTTTTTGTTGACATTGAATTTAATCAATAACTCCACCACTTTGTTTTAAAGATAAACAAAGAAACTATTCTTTATACATCCAAATTTTCAAAACATTTTGTCCTGTAAAATAATTATTAAATTGACAATTTATAATTTCACCTTGTGTTATATTGTATTCATAAATACCCGCACTTATATGTCCCCAAGGAGTGTTATTTAATGTCAAAGTATAGTTTAAATTATTTGGATAAAAATTATAAGTTGATTGAACCCCATTAAAACTATAAACATTGTTAGATAAAAAAACAATTGTATCTGATCTTAATTCTTGATCAAAGTTTGTATTCAAAACCTTTTTAATAACCCAAGTAGTATTTTTAAATGAAACCACATTGTCAACCGTAGTGGTGTCAGTTATAATTGGTTGTGGGTCTAAAGGCATCTGAGGTGTAATATCTTCCTTATAACAAGAAGATAATAACATAATGCTAACCAATAAATAAAAAATATTTTTCATATTATACTAATGTTTCAATTTTGTTTCTAACTTGTTCTCCAATCGTTACCTCTTTAACGTTTGTTAATATTACAGAGTCTTTTAATATTCTATGAGGAATGTGAACCAAAAAAGTATTCCCATCATAAAAAGATAAATCTTGATTTAAATTTAATGCCCCATCAACCATTTTTAAAAAAATTTTAAACTGCACTTGGTCAACAAAAGATTCGCTAAGTAAGGTTCCAAAATTTTCATTTAGAATATTGATAGTATGTTTAAAGGTGTTTTTTATCATATGTTTTTATTTAATACAAATATACAAATAATATGCTTAACTAAAAACTATTTTAAAATTTTTTTTAATAAATCCATTAGTTCTTCATTATTTTTTTGTTGAGGTAGGTTTTCTTTATTAAAATATTTACACTCAGTATGTTCAAATCCGTCTTTAGCATTTTCCAAATCAGGTTCCATCTTTGTTTTACTTTCTATATAAAAAACAAACATATGCCCTTTTTTTGTTCCATCTTCTTTTAATTTATTTATAAACCCAACAAAATCTATTTTTGTGCTCAATTCAATATTTGTCTCTTCATAAAATTCTCTTATGGCCGCTTGTCCTGGTGATTCACCATCTTCTATTTTACCAGATGGTATGGACCAAGTATTTGGTAATGGTTTTTTTGGCGATCTTTTACAAAGTAAAACTTCATCTTTATTTCTAAGAATAACACCGGCCCATTTTTTAAATTTAATCATAGATATTTATAAATATGAACGTAGTTATAAATAACAACATTTTTAAAGTAATACCATTGTTCACATCAAAAGATATTCAACAAGGTATGATGAGAAAAAAATTTGACGGTAGTTTTGACGGTATGTTATTTTTTATGGATAAAGGTCCTCATTCTTTTTGGATGAAAAATTGTTTGGTCTCTTTAGATATTATATTTATTGATGAAAACAAAATTAACGTGATACAACACCAATGTAAGCCCTGTAAAACAGAAGAATGTCCAAGTTATGAAGGTTATGGCGATTTGGTTTTAGAATTACCAGGTGGAACTTGTGAGAAATATAATATAAATGATGGTGATTTTATAGAATTTAAATAAAAAATACTATAAATCAAAATTTAATTGTTTTTTATCATCAACAAATGATTGAACTCGTTTTCTTGCAACATCACAATAATTTTCAGACAATTCAACACCTAACCAACGACGATCTAAAATCTCCGCCGCTACCATACTAGTTCCTGACCCTGCAAATGGATCCAAAACCACATCATTTTTGTAAGACAATATCTTAATTGCTTTTGAAGGTATATCTAAACTAAAGGTCGCCTTGGTTAATGATTTAGTATCTGCAAAATAATTCCACTGACCAAACACAAGTTCCATAAACTCTTTCTTATCCTTCTCCTCATATACCACTTTCTTTTTTATAGTCCCATCCTCCTGTTCAATTTCAGTAGGTGTTCCCTTCCATTGTGGTTCTCCTTTAACTTTTTTAATGTGTTGTTTTTTATAAGCCAATATTACACACTCTTTCGGGTTATAGATATAAGGACTAGACGGACTCATCCAAGAACCCCAAGCTGTTGTCTTAGATCTGTGGGGTGATTCTTCCTCAAGATCAACAATACCGAAGAATTTAAAACCAACCTGTTTCATTACCTGATAAAATTCTGAAACAAAAAATACTCTTCCTCCTCTGCCTTGAACATTTGTTTCGTAAGGTATATTAATTGAAACTCTACCATCATCTTTAAGTAATCGGTAAGCCTCTTCTAACCATTCTTTTGTCCACCCCCAATAATCATCCATAGGTAAAGTATCGATATGGGTATCATAATTAATCCCACAATTATATGGTGGTGATGTCACAACCAAATCAACACTACCTTCAGGTAAAGTTTTCATTACCTCGATACAATCCCCATTTATTATTTTTCCTGTTTCTATCATCTTATTTAAACTATTTCTGTAATTATCTGTGCTAATTTATACCCTGCGAATGCTCCTGCTGCCGCTGATCCAGGAAGAACTATAAACTTACCTAAAATTGTGTCATACTTTTTCCTATTTACAATATACGAAATTAGAACGTAATAAACAATATAGTTTATTAAAACTAAAAAGTCCAGTTCCTTTGCTACAAACACAACAATAGAGTTCCCAAGAAACCCCCACATAAAATTTATGAGAGTTTCTCGTAGTAATTCATTTGGTGTTGTGATTGCGTCTAAAACTGAGATTTCTTTACTAAAACCTGTTTTTTTCTTCAATTTTTTTGATGTGGTGTTCGAGATACCATAGGGCTTTTCTGAGATCCTCGAGTTCGTTGTATTTTCCTTTTTTTCCTGCACGACTAATATATTTTACTGTATTTCCTAAACTAAATCCTAAATCCCAAGCATCAATAACTTTGATTGCCTCGTATTCATTATTTTCTCCCCCATAATGGTTAGGGTGATTAACTTGTTCTATTTTTATCGGTGGACACTGACAAAGTCCGGTTCCTCCACATACACATTCATTATCCATTATTCTTCTTCTCTATATTCTTTTAATAACTCATCGTTGGACATTGTTCCGTATTTACCATTAAGACCATCTATATCAACAAATGATGTCATCATATGTTTTGTATTATATATTTGTTCTGTAAACTCAAGTGATTTAACAATCTCACGTATGATCTTATAAGGATCGGCATTTGATCCTGGTCTTCGATCTTCAATATAACCCTTCCATTCTTTTGCTGTGTCCTGAGGAACTCTAATTGAAGCTCCACGATCAGATACACCCCAACTGAATTTATCAATTGCCTGAGTTTCATATTCACCTGTTAATCTTAGATTGTTATTTGACCCATAAACCTTAATATGATCTTCATGTCTTGATTCAAATGCGTTGAATAATGCCATGAAGTATTCTTCGTTCCCATCAAGTCTCATAATGTCTGTTGATAAGTTTGTGTGAAGACCTGATCCATTCCATTCACCGTATTTTATTGGTTTAGGGTGAAGTTCAATACGATACTCATATTTTTCAGAGATTTTATATAAAAAGTATCTTGTCATCCAAAGGTCATCACCACCTTTTAATTTACCTTGAGAGAATACTTGATATTCCCATTGACCTAAAGCAACCTCAGCGTTTGTTCCAGTAATATCAATACCATAGTTCAAACAAATATTCGTATGTTCTTCAACAAAATCTCTACCCACAACATATTCACCAACACCACAATAATATTTACCCTGTGGTTTTAAGTTGTTTTCATCGTGACCTAAAACACATTTATTTTTTCTATCGTAGATAAAATACTCTTGTTCAAAACCAAACCAAAGATCTTCAAAACCTTCACCAATACTTGATCTTTTATTTGACTCGTGTGTTGTCCCATCAGGATTTAATACCTCACATAAAACATAAACCGTTGATGTCATGTCTTTCATATAATGTCTAACAGGTTTTAAAATAAGATCTGAGTTTCCAGTTTCTGCTTGGTTAGTTGATGACCCATCAAAATTCCACATAGGAAAATTCCCATCTAAAAATGCGTTTCTAACTGAATTGTATTCAACAATCTTAACTTTACTTCTAAGGTTTGGCTCTGGTTTATATCCGTCCAGCCAAACGTATTCCAATTTAATTTTCATATATTATTATTTATGTATTCTAATATTTCTTCTTCTGATTTTCCTTGATTGAATAGTCGATAAACGTTGAGTGAAAATTCGTCGGTGGTAAATACCGCATCAGCGTCTAGATATTTCATTATGTTATCCAAATTATTAAGGATATGTTTTTTAGAAATTGTTCTTTTATTAAATCCCACTTTGTTTTATTTTTTTAATTCCATAAACCAGATCTCTAACCTTTTTACCCAATTCTGTATCATTTGGGTATTGTGCAATTAATTCTTTAATTATTTTATATACATCTATTTCTATCATACCATTAATTTAAACAATTAAATCTTATTTGTCAAAATTTTATTGAATCCCATTTTTATTTTGCATTACTTGTTCGTATTTTTTTGTTTGTGAAATGTGCCCCGCAATTCTTCGTTTAAACATTGGAAGTAACGTTTCTTGAATTGGGAATATCCCACTTGATATCATATAAAAAATAGGTCCCATTTTCTTATCAATACTATCAAACGAAGAAAATTTATTAATTATTTTAGAAATTGTCAAATCATTTATTAAATTATCATAAATTAATTCAATTTTTATCATTTGTTGTGGATTTTGTTTGGTTTCTTTTTTCATGATATATTCCCAAACATAATATTTTTTTTCGTTGTCAATATAATAAAAAAAACCTTTTTGATGTAACACATTTTTTTTATTTCTTTTTATTACCATATCTAAAGAATCAAACACTATTGTCCAAACAGATTTTGCAACATTAAAATATTCCATCATTCTTGGGGCAGAATATGATAATATTTTTTGAAACTCTTGTAATTCCTCATTTGACATTTCTGGAAGTTCCCTAACTTTAAGATCTTTTACCAGTATTTCATCATCTACGTTTGTAAGTTTTTTGTCGGTATAAACAATCTTATGATCTCTAACAAGCGCTTGGACATTCATTAAATGTAAAGATAATTCAATAAAGCTTGGGTATAACTCTAACTTGTCCAGTTTTTCTCCCATCTTTTGAAAGTAAGAAAGTAGTTTGTATTCTTTGTATTCTTGATCAATTGGTTTTTCAAACATCCAATCGGTGTTCATTAAAAATTGTATTTTTTTTCTTCGTGTCATTAAAAATAAAAATAATGCAAAATATAAAACAAATAAAGGGCTAATTGACCCTCATTACATAATACTCAGTTCCATTTATATTAAAAGTATCATAATCACCATCGTAAGAATTTAACATACTACCATATCCGTCAGAACTTAAGACTATTTCCGTTAGTTTATCTAAATCAATAAACTCCATGATAAAGTCTTTATCAGAACCATAATGATCAATAAACCCAAAAATGTCGTTTTGGTATTCATCAACTCTACCTGTAATTTCATTTTCAATTGAACTTTCATCATATTCACCTTGTGGATCATCATTGATTTCTTGAATTATTTCTTCCAATCCTTCAATTTTTACTTCAATTTCTTCATATTTTTCATCAGGTAAATCTTCACTTTCTAATCTTTTATTAAGTGAATCTATGTTTGATTGGAGTTGTTGAACTTGTTTCATTTGTTGATTTGATAGTTCTAAAGGTATATCAAAATCCTCAGGAGATGATCTAACATAATCATCGTAGTAATCATATAACCAATTATACCATTGTTTATCATCTAAAGCTTCATTGAATGCCCAAGAACTAAACGCATCCATTCCTGAATCATCAACTAAATTTTCAACATATCGTCTTGCGGCACTATCTGCCTCATCTTCAGTATAAACATCATATTCATTGGGGTTAAACCCATTACCTCCTCCTAACCATTGATATTGTTTTCCGTAACCATAGGTTGCCCCTCCATTAGGATTGATATAATACTTATCTTCAGGAACTTCATTTCCTTCGTCGTCTTCAACCATATCCACATCACCATTTTGATTTAAATATTTGTATAAGGCTTCAGTTCTTTCAGATTCATCGTCTTGATTTTCAACATTCCATTCATCTTCTCTTCTTTTTTCATCCAAGTCTGAAAGTTTTTCATTTAATTTTTGTTGCATTTTAATCTTCCACATAGAAGATCCATAATCACTAACATAACCATCGACTGTAATTCCATTAAGATTTGAAATATTGGTATTAGAAATATCTAATCTGCCCATTATTCTTGCAACACCTGTAAGTGGTCCAATATTTTTATAATTGCTAACATTTATTGGTCCAGTAATAACAATACCTTTACCCCTATATGGTTTTAACTTTGAGATCCTTTCAGCAATTCCTCCAACATTTTCTAATAATTCCAAATAATCCTCAGGAGAAACTGAAACAAGGTTTTCATCTTGTTCTACAATATAATTTTTAAAAAACTTTTTTATTGACATACTTTTATAAATATAACAAAAGAAAAATAATTGATTTTTATTTTTTTTGGATTAAAGTTTGTTTGTATACTATTTATAGATAAATAAACCACTTAAAAATACTTATCATGAGTTGCGGATGTAAAAACAAAGCTAATCAACAGGCTCAAC